CTATGGATACGGAAGCTTTCCGTTAGTACAACATCATGTTGAGATGTGCACTTTCGAAGAGTTTATTATGGACCCTTTGCTTTGCGAAGAACAAGAACTATTTATTGTATAAATAACAGAAGAGCAGTCACCGCTCTAACAACTAAGAGTAATTATATCACGGTAAAGCAAATTACCTGACTACATTATTAAGCTCTTGGTAATAAAAATAATGGTTGACAAACACAGTTAAACGTGTTATAATATATGGGCTTATTGGGAAATAGGCCCATTTTTTTATCCACAAAAATATTAAAAACATGTTGACAATACATTGCTTTTAGTATATAATAACAGGAAATTATGACAAAAAAACAAAAACCAGGAGATAGTGATATGTCCGTTGTCGCACTGACACCAGATAAGATACACCATGAAATTTCTTCTAAATTATCAAAGGGTGTACCATATATTGATGCTCTTGTAGATTTTGCAGAAAAGAACAACTTAGAAATAGAGACCATAGCTCAAATCGTAAAGAAAAGCTCAATTCTTAAAGAAAAAATTAGAACTGAAGCTGTAGGTTTGAAAATGGTTAAACAAGAAGAAGAATCCACACTGAATGAACACATTGATAAATGACCAAGGATTTGAAACTTACATTAAATATCTAGCACTGAAGAAACATTTTACATCTGACGGCTATGACTATCATAAATATAATGGTAAAGTCAGAGCTTCAATGGATAAGTTTCGTACTAGACCTGATGCATATAGTTTTGCAAAACTGTCAAAAAAAGACGATGTAGTGAACTTTATGCTCGCAAACTTTATAAATAATCCAAATATCTGGATTCGCCAATTACTCGATTATGAGGCTGAAAATAGATATTTAAACTGGAGGAAAAAGATTGAGTCATTGACTTATACTTTTAAATCCGAGCTGAAAAATCTAGATGAAGATTGGACAGCTAATTTTATATCAAGGGATGGTCAACATCCTTACATTATGACTCAGTATAACCAGAGGAAGATTTCTCTAGAGACCTTCACCATTCTGGTACATACTGCCAATATTTTTGACTATTGGAGTGAAAAAATTGTTGACAAAATAATCTCACATGATATAATAAGACTCTCTAGAAAGTATAAACCCTTTCTAGTTTATGATGAACGGAAGTTTAAGGACATTATACGTGACCACTTCCAAATTTAATACAACGCTATATAACGCTATACAAGGAGAAAACTATTATGGCAACTACAAACTTTGCTTCGCTTAAGAAGAATCGTACGAAGTCACTCGACGCGCTAAACGCACAGCTCGATAAGATTTCAACCAAATCATACCAAGACCCAAACGAGGGTAAATTCTGGAAACCAACAAGAGATAAAGCTGGTAACGGCTTTGCGATTATTCGTTTCCTACCTGCTCCAAATAATGAGGAGATGCCTTTCGTAAGAATTTGGGACCACGGGTTCCAAGGACCTACAGGGTTATGGTATATCGAAAACAGCTTGACTACTATCAACCAAGACGACCCAGTATCTGAATACAACTCTAAGTTGTGGAATTCTGGTGTTGATGCTGATAAAGACCAAGCTCGTAAACAAAAGCGTAGATTGAAGTACACTTCAAATATCTATGTTGTCAAAGACCCAGCAAACCCAGAGAATGAAGGGAAGGTCTTTATGTACTCATTCGGTAAAAAGATTTTTGATAAGTTAAACGACTTGATGAATCCTACCTTTGAAGATGAAGAACCAGTAAATCCATTCGACCTATGGGAAGGTGCTAATTTCAGACTTAAAATTCGTAAGTTCGAGGGTTACCCGAACTATGACAAATCAGAGTTTGATGCACCTGCACCGCTATTAGATGACGATGCAGAACTTGAACGTGTTTGGAACCAAGAGCATTCTTTACAAGCTCTTACAGACCCTTCTAACTTTAAGTCATACGATGAACTCAAGCAAAAACTCTACAGAGTTCTTGACCTTGCAAATGAAACTCAAGAGGTTTCAGCACCATCACCGTATGAGGCAGAAGATATACAAGCAGATGGACTTGATATTTCAAGCACAATCAAAGAAGCTGCAGCAGCTCCAGTAGCTGAAGCAGAAACTACATCACAAGTAGATGACGATGACGACGACCTTTCAATTTTTAAGGAACTTGCTCGTAACTAATCTAAGGTGGGGGCTCTCGGGTCCCCATATTCACAGGAGAAAGTATGTCAATTAAACAAACAACAAATATGATTGACTTCGACTTTGGCTTTACAGCCATGACAGAAGATGAATTATCAGTTGTACAAGAAACTAAAGCTCAAGCAGAGTCTGCATCAGCAACAGCTGAACAAGCAACTCAAAGAGCTGAAATCATGTATGCGGCTATTATGCCATTGTTAAATAATCTCAAGGCTAACCCAGAAAAAGATTATATCTACTGGCCAAACCGTTATGAGAAACTTGACGCTTTTGCAGATAAACTACATCAAATTCTTAGCGGAGAATAATTATGAGTCTACTTGACAAAATGTTGAAGGCGGGTTCAGTCAAAGGGTCGACTGTCCTATCAAAAAGTTCCTTCTTTAATACCAAAGACCCAATACAAACAGAACTACCAATTGTGAATATCGCATTCTGCGGTTCTCTCAATGGTGGTTTACTTCCAGGTTTAACTGTAGTAGCAGGTGAATCAAAGAGCTTCAAAACTCTTTTAGGCCTGTATTGCATGAAAGCTTATTTAAACAAATATCCAGATGGTGTTGCAATCTTATATGATTCTGAGTATGGTATTACTCCAGAATATCTTGAAAGCTACAACATTGATACTGACCGTGTTATTCACGTTCCAATCGAAGACGTCGAGCAATTAAAGTTTGACTGCACAAATCGCTTGAACGAGATTGACAAAGGAGATAAAGTCTTTATAATGATTGACTCTATTGGTAACCTTGCTTCTCGTAAAGAAGTTGATGATGCCTTAAATGAGAAATCAGTTGCTGATATGACGAGAGCAAAACAGCTCAAATCATTATTCAGAATTGTTACGCCTAAGCTAACAGGTAAAGACATTCCAATGATTGCTATCAACCACACTTATAAAGAAATTGGTCTGTTCCCTAAGAACATCGTTTCAGGTGGTACTGGTATTTACTATTCAGCAAACCAAATCTTTATCATTTCTAAATCTCAACAGAAAGAAGGTACTGACCTTGCAGGGTTTAAGTTCACTATTAATATTGAGAAATCTAGGTATGTTAAAGAAAAAGCTAAACTACCATTTACTGTATTATATGACACAGGTATCCAAAAGTATTCAAGTCTGTTTGACCTCGCACTTGAATCTGGACATTTGACAAAAGCTAATCAAGGATGGTATAATTTAGTTAATATGGACACAGGTGAAATCATTGAGCCTAAGCGTAGACTGAAAGATATTGAACAAGACAATGAGTTCTTTGAAGGACTGATTTCTGACCCAAGGTTTAACGAATACGTTGAGAAAAAATTCAAATTAACTACATTAGAAATGGGAGATGCTGAAGATGATAGAGAAGACGATACTATCGAATCTGATACTGAATGAGGAATATAGCCGAAAGGTTTATCCTTATCTCAAAGATGATTATTTTGATGACTTGTCTTATCGTAAAATCTTCAACACCGTTACGGAATATGTAGAGCAATACAAAGAGCCTCCCACAATAGAGGCTCTTAAGCTCTCACTCGAAAAGCGTAAAGACCTTAACGAAGACACTTACAAAACAATTCATGAGTTGTTAAGTGAGTTCGAAGTTGATAAAACAACTAATCCACAGTTTTTGCTTGACGAGACAGAAAAGTTTTGCCAAGATAAAGATTTATATAACAGCATTCGTAAAAGTATTAACATACTTGACGGACAAGATAATATTAACGATAAAGGTAGCATTCCAAAATTACTATCCGATAGTTTGGGCATCAGCTTTGACTCAAGTGTTGGTCACGACTTTTTAAATGACTATGAAGATCGTTACGAACATTACCACAGAAAAGAAGAGCGGATTCCGTTTGACATTGATATTCTAAACAAAATTACCAAAGGTGGTTTACCTCGTAAATCAATGACAGTATTACTTGCTACGACGGGTGGCGGTAAATCATTACTCAAATGTCACATGGCAGCTAATCATCTGATGTATGGTAAAAATGTTCTCTATATTACTATGGAAATGGCAGAAGAAGAAATCGGCCGACGTATTGATGCGAACATTATGGATATTACAATGGACGAAGTCAATGAGATTCCAAGAGATGTTTATGAAAAAAGACTCAACAGATACAAAACTAAAACCACTGGTAAACTTGTTATTAAAGAGTATCCTACTGGTTCTGTGCATTCTGGTCACTTTAGACACTTACTAAATGAGCTTGAACAGAAGAAAAACTTTAAGCCTGATGTGATATTCCTTGACTATCTTAACATTTGTGCTTCATCTCGTGTAAGAGGTGCTGCAGCATCAAGTAGTTATAACCTTGTTAAGAGTATTGCTGAAGAGGTTCGTGGTCTTGCGATGGAGTTTAACTGTGCACTTGTAACATCATCTCAGTTCAACCGTGATGGCTACGGCAACTCTGATGTTGACCTTACAAATACATCTGAATCTATGGGTATTACTCATACTGCTGACTGTATTCTTGGTCTTGTAACATCTGAACAGCTTGATGAGCTTGGACAACTCATGCTTAAACAATTAAAGAATCGTTGGGGTGATATCAGTTGGTATCGTAGATTCCTTGTTGGTATTGATAGAGCAAAGATGAAAATCTATGAACTCGAAGAAAGTGCTCAAAACAATATCAACCTTGACGACAGTTCCGGAGGTGACTCGGGAAAAAAGAAAGTGATTGATGATGGTCCTGTGTTTGACAAGACAGACATCGGTCAACGATTAAGCAAGAAAAAGAAAGGTGTATTCAGCGACGCTCATTTGATTTAATTTTTTATAAATAACTGAAACACCATATTTTTGATAAAGGTATTATGAAAAGTTTTAGTTCATTTGCAAAACAACCATTAGAAGAAAAGCTTAAAGTATCCGATGGCTTAGGTGCATGGATTGATGATTTCCAAAAGTCAGATGCACCTCAATTTAAAAATGCAGATAAAGAAAAGCGACGTGATATGGCGATCGCTGCGTTTACTTCTGCAGGTGGAAAACTTGATGAAAACGACCCTTGTTGGAGTACTCATAAACAAGTAGGAATGAAAAAGAAAGGCAATAAAATGGTGCCTAATTGTGTTCCTAAAGAAGAACGAAACATTAGTTTGAGCTTTGGAGATTTTTCAGGTTTAACAGAAGCACCTATTGATACTCCAGATTATTCTGGAGATGATGTATCATTTGCTATCAATGTTTTATCTAAAATCGACGATGGTATTTCAACAATTGATGGTGCAATTGAAGTTGACAATCGTAATGGTAAAACCAATAGTAAAAAGCTCGGCCTCTTTGCTATTATGCCTGGTAATAAACGTGTTAAATGGGCATCATTAGCAAGACAAATTATTGCTGATACTCCAGATTTAGAAGAAGGACCACAACCACCTTCTGATAGAATGGATAAAGATATTACAATTAAACATAAGGATATGGACCGATATATCTATGTTAATTGTAGACCAGACGGTAAGCGTAGTAAAGCAGGAGATGACCCAAATGAGTTAATGACTGCTGCATTATGTCTTAAGTCAAAATTAACTGCACCAAAAACAGTCGAAGAAATGGACGAACTAATTGAGTTTTGTAAATTAAATCTCAATAAAGTTAAAGGAGCATCAGCCGGTCAAATAGCAAGTTTAGATGGACAAGATTATGTTAATCTTTGTCAAGCTGTATCTGCTGCTTTATCAATGCATAAAGCAGGTTATGGTAAAGCAGATATGGTATATCTTACTGGTCAAGCATGGGATAACGATGTCAAACAATTTCAAATAACAAAATATGGAATGAAGGACTTTAATAGTTCTGACTTTATCGTTAAGAAAGGTGCTAACTTCTGTGGCGTATCACTTAAAAAGAAAAAACGTATTACAGAAAATGACCCAACACTAATTAATAAATCATTTGGAACTCTGTTCCAAGACCCCAAATTTGATAAGTTAATGAAACAGCTTGACAGAAGTGCTGCAGCATTTTATATTAAAGTTATTAGAGAAGCAGGTCGTAATCCTAAAAGATGGAAAATACCTCCAGCAGTAGCTAATGACATTAAGAAAAATATAACAAAACTAAACGTTAATAATTGGAAAAAGTTTGTAACACGTTTACCAAATGACTTGATTAATTATAAGTTAAAAGGTGCAGGTTCTTTCTTTGAACCATTATATAAATTAATATTAAAAAATTCAGACTTATTAGCAAATCAATTAGTAGATTTAATTTTTAAAGCTGATTTAAAAGACCTCAAAAGAGTTAATTTTGATTTTACTCTTGTTACAGGTATTGGTGACTACGGTCCTCGTAAAGGTGTAGATATATCAGAAGGTGACTATAAAGATATTAATACAGTCACTACCATGTTAAATGGTTTAGTTAAAACGGGTAAAAATTCAATACGACCAACAAAGGGTGCAGTTCAAGCTTTTGAAAAAGAAGCAACAGCTGCTATGTTAAAGTTTGACTTAATGATTGGTAGAGTAGCAGTTGCTCATATCGTATTAAGATATAAAGGAAACTTTAGAGCAGCACCAACATTTACTGCAGAAATGACAGACGAATTTAAAGCGATGTTTAAAGCAAAATGATAAGATTTAAGACATATTTAGAAGAAGCGGCCGGAGCTAATCTCCACATGACACATTTGGAAGATGCTGTCTTAGATGGTGGAGTTAATGGAACGCGTAATGTATTCCAGTATCTTCAAGCACTTCGTGATATGCTTGGTGGTAATACAAAGGCACCAGTTAAAATTTCAGTTAAATGGGATGGCGCTCCTGCAATCTTTGCAGGTACTGACCCATCTGATGGCAAATTCTTTGTTGCTAAAAAGGGAGTATTTAACAAGACTCCAAAACTATATAAAACAAATGCAGAAATAGATAATGACCTAAGCGGAGATTTAG